GAGCACAAAGAAGAAAGCCACAATCAACCCAATGCATATGATGGGCATCAACAACTGTTTCATTGATTCAAATACTCCAACATGGTGCCAGCGTCTGACACTTCAAACGGATCTGCTTCTGAGTCTGCACAGTTGCCTGGTTCGATCCACATCTTCTCTACAATTTGATCTTGGATCACAGCAGAGTATCGCCATGAACGATTGCCAAAGCCTCGATTCCTGAACGTAGTGAACTGGCCAATGCCTTTGGTGAAGTCCAAGTTGCCGTCAGGTATGCACTTGACCTGTGTGATCTTTTGATCTCTGAACCAAGCATTCATCACAAAAGCATCATTCACTGACACACAGTAGACTTCGTCCAGTCCGGCTGCCTTCAGTTCTGCATACTTTTCTTCGTATCCTGGTAATTGTTCTGATGAGCAAGTGGGTGTGAACGCACCCGGCAATGAAAAAATGCCCACACGTTTGCCTTTGAATATGTCAGCAGTGCTGATGTCTTGCCACTCACCGCCAACGAAACCACATCCATCATCTGTAATCTGTTGATCATCACCAACTCTGCATTTGAATGTGACTTCTGGAATTTGTTTTCCAGTCATGTCTGCCATTGTTTGTTTCTCCTTGTACAATTAAAACTTGTGTTAATATTAACACAGCATTTAATTTTTGTCAAATCAAGATGTGTGCAATTCTTGCAGACGTTTTCTGAGACAAAAAGATGATTTAACTAGACAAGAACTTATAAGTGTGTATAATTACAAGTGAGGGCATTACTAAAACTCAAAACAACAATGACTAACAAGAGGATGAGACAGGCATCCGCACAGAGAATAGAAGACTGACTAGACATGACAACTGAAAAAGCAACACGACTAACCAAAATATGGATTCAAAAAGAATGCAAATATATCAAGGCACACCCAGCAGAGACTGTGGGCGTTGCATACTCAACTGCGATTATTGGATTAATTGGATCTATATTGGTAAATTTATAACCATCAACTCCACGGTCACTGGGTAGGATCAACTCAGTGGCCACTCTGTGTACAATTAAATGATCAATTTCTTTATTTTTTTAGCAACATGTTGCAGATAAGATGTGCCTGCTTGTATCTGTTGCAGTCTGATCTTGTTGTGATTCACAATATGTTGTATTTGATCTAGATGTTTGCCTGCTTGAAGAAACTTTTGTGTAGCAGATAGACACATCTTAACTCTGATTTCTAGATCTAATTCACTATCGTACGATTCATCAATGTAAGGATGAAAGGTTTTGAATCCCATTTGTTGTAATCGTCTTAGATAACCATGGTGGCCCACAATCACAAATGCTTGTTGAGCCGCAATTGGTTTCATGATTTTCTCAGTTATATAAAATTTATTGTAACTAGTCTCAGGAACAATTTCTAAAATACATTCTTGGTGCCATATTTCAAGTACTTTTCCTATATCAGTATTATGTTTACCAAGTGGCCTCATTTTTTTTGTGCGTGGTCTAAACATTTTTGACACAACTGCATTATGTTCTTGGGGAATTTGATCATACACAAACCAATAAGGTTCATGATCAAACAACGGCTGTATGTATTTTGCCACAAGATCACGATGTATATCATGCCTTCGCATGGTACAACACCAACCTTTTCTTTCTGACAACGTCTTACTGTCAGTCTTGGGTACTGGTTGGCTCCACACAAACTGACTCCATGGTGAAGAAATATGTTGTGGACTACTGTGTGGGACCATTGCATCACCTATGAACGTTTGATTTTGTTTAACAACATCTTGATAATATTCAGCATACACTAATGAAACATCAACACCATAATAGTATGTGTGATTGTCTACAGTAATCCAAGTTGACTTTGGTTTGTTTTCTTCTTGTGGTACTATCTGCATCTGCACATTCAATTCGTTTGCTAATTGAATTGCTTCGAGCGGGCCTTGCACTAAACTGTTTGGCACTGGAAGTTTTTTGTTTCGTCTTATCTGTGCTCTAGAAATATCAGCCATCCTTAATTATTTCTAACACAATTTTGTCATACAGCAGTTTATGTCCATTGCGATCTGGATGTTGTCCGTCACATGCAAACCATTCATGCTGATGGCGTGCCTGATTTTTCTTTACAACAGCATCCATTATCTTCACAGTTTGGTTTTTATCTTGCTCGGCGAGCGTGTTGACCAGCCATTCAACATCGTCCCACTGTGAATCAGCGGCCTCCGCAGTGAACTGATTGATCCAAGATGGCCATAACACTTTGATACCAAGTGCTTCATATGGTGCAGGATTCAGACTGCACAGTCCACCAACCACCCAAAAGTCTTGTCCGGAAAAGTTTTTATCTATTTCAGATGCTAACCATGTGTCATAATCGTCGGCCAACTGATACCAATCATGGTGTTGGTTCCACCAAGACAACCACATCTTGTATTGGTCTTGGTCGATATTATCGTCAATAGCCTGTAATTGATTGATCAACAAATCTCTAATTGGATCAGTCTTGACCAATAACCAATGCATCACATTCATATCTTTCAGATGTGTCAGATTCTTTAGTGCATTACGATTGCTTAATCCATTCTGTCCCACATTGATTGTTTGGTAATTGTTGCATTCTAGATAACAAGACAGACCTCTGTGTGTGATTTGATATTCTCCATCCACATGGGAGAACTCGCCCTGTGTGTACGAACACCCTGATACAGCAAGATTATAATACCATCTAGGCATTATTTTCTTCCGTAGTGTACAACTTTGATTTTATCGTAGAATGTATTGTATCTTCTATACATATCAACTACTACAGATCCTTCTGCGAAGTTGCCTGCTGAATAGTCAACTGGATGAGCCAACAGATACACAGCAGGAGATACACTGTATTGATCGTATATAACTTTTTGTCCTGCTTGTTCAACATAGTGTCCAACCAACATCGATGTCGAACCATCTGTTAGATTGGTTTCTGGTTTGAATGACTTACCTAATATGTGTACAGGTAAGTTGTGACTTAATAATTCTTTGGCAACATTTTCTGCTTGTATCTCTCTTGCCTGCATGATTGATTTGAATAGATCATACCCTAGATCTAATTTTTCTGCCAACCAACTTAATGCTATGTTGTCTCTAGGATGGCATGGTCCACCATCACCCATTCCTGGTTCCATATACTTGTCTGATACAATTCTATCTGCATGTCTAAGAGACTCTGCAATCACAGAAGGGTTTGAGTGACCAATTTTCATTGTGACATCCTGTATCATGTTGGCTATGCCTACCTTGGCTGAAATGTATGTGTTGTGAAATATCTTTATACACTCGGCTTCTTCCCATGTGCCTAGTGTGGTGTGTGGTTCTCTTTTTGTTTGCACAGTCTTGTAAAACTCTACCAACTTGTCTGCTTTTATTTTATTCTCTTCTGTTGGCCAAGTATCAAATCCCAACATCATAATGTCCGGAGCAAGAAAGTCTTCAGTCACAGTGCCCATGGCTATTAGATATGGATTGTATATAAATTGATCCTTGATACCAAGTTCAGTAATCATTGGACGTATTGTTCCTGGAAGCACTGTTGATATGTTTACTATAAGAGCATCTTTAGGAGCATACTCAACAAGATGGGTAAGAGTACTTTTCAAATATTGATAGTCAAAGTCTTTAGTTGGTAGTTCTGATGAAGGTGCTTCGCCTCCATATGCTGGATCATGTGGAGTAGGCACAGCGATAAAGATTATCTCAGCATCATTAACGGCATTGAATAATGAATTACAAATTTTTATTTTGTCATTTTTTATATTCGTATCAACATCATAACCTTTTACGTCATGCTGGCCAGCCATTACTTCCGCAACTGGTAATCCTAGTTTGCCTAGACCTATCATTGTTACTTGCATTATCTTGCCTTTCCTTGCCCGCGATATGCTTTGAAAGATCTTCGTTTGTGCTTGTTCTTGGGTCTTGTTCTAGTGCTGTGACCGATGCTTGTTCTTTTTCTTACAGGAGTTCTATATGATGAGGTTGTATTGCCACGTGCTTTCATACAATAATTTATCTGTGATTAGAAAGGGACAAGCGAATTTAGAAACTCGTTTGATGCTTGAGTGGCGTTCTTCTCTATTATCTTACGCCACATTTTTGTTTTGCGTTTGTAGTTTGCCCATACAATGTCATCGTAGTCATTTTCCAACCACAATTTTTTTTCTAGTTCAGCATCTAGTTGTCCATCTTGCCATGTACAATAACCTAGCATAATCTTGTAGTTTTTAGGTCCTCCGCCTTCCAGAATGTCTCTAGCAATTTGATCATTGAATGTGATTGCACACTCGTCGTTCATGATACTGGTACCTTTCACATGATAATCTAGACTATGTATAATAGTAATTTTTTCCATAGCAATTGGGCCACCACAGTATATAGGTTGCTTAGGAAGATCACTCTTTATTCCGTATATGCGTGATATCTGTGTTTGATCAATGTTCATCACAGGCTGATTCATGATAAATCCCACTGTGCTAGCCAATTCAGATCCTAGCATGATAACAGAATGGTGCCAAATGTTTAAATTGTTTACATTTACAGTTTGGCTCGATAACAATAGATTACTCACATAAATATTTACATTAAACATATTATAACACAGACTAAATGAGTACATATAAATTAACATTTTCAAGTTTACACAATGCCTGGGCAAATGATGAAAAAATTAGTGCAGTAGGCCAAGATGACGGTGATTCAAGCAATCCATACACAAATGAAACATATACACTGCATCTTACACTAGATGGAGCATTAGTAGCTAACGGAGACATTGACGGATCTGGTACTTTAAGTTTTACAACAGATCTTTCAGTGGCCGATCATCAATTGATTATAACTATTCAGGGTGCAAAAGATAGTGGAGTATGCATAGACAAATTTGAAATTGATGACAAAGAGATGGTTGCATCACGATTAAAATACAACAATGTGACAGCAGGCGGCTCTGATATATTACGTTGGCAACTAAGCGAGATATGGAAAAATTCAGATGTTGACGACACATACAACTGTTGGTGGCCTAGAATATCAGAAGCATCAAGTTTTTTAGATGCAAACTTTCCATATAGACCAAACTTACTAGCCGGAAATGAAATGCATTTTAATTTAACAAAAAATGCAAACAACACATTATCTTTGACTGACGATTATGCTGGTGACACCAGTTCAGTGCTGTATGATTCTACTGAGCCGGTAAAATATTATCTAGCAACCAAACCAAGCACCGAATCAAGTGCTAAATTAAGTTCTACAAATTTAGATCTTAGTGCATCCTACGTAGATAGTTCTTCGTTTTGGGAAGTGCATGACGGAAGCACAGTTGACTCCACCCAAGGCGGAATGTACATGGGTCCGGGCCAATATGATGCAGACCTTATTTGGAACAGTGACGTAATTGATGACAGTGGCGACACTACTTCTAGAATTGTTATTTTGTCTGACAGAGAGTGGAAAATGTATCTCCACAATAAAAAATGGTTAGCAGAAAACTCACTCGCGGCAATCACAGTAACATAATTCAATCTTAACATTATAACTTTTACAACCAAGTAAATACTATTACTGTTTGAGTCAAATCAAACATTAGGCAAACAAAAGCAAAGGCAACATGAAAAACACAAAGGCACTAGATCAAATAGGCGAACTTACCTCGCGTTTTGTACGCACTTGTCCCCCAACAGCAAAGTATCATGAAAGACTCGCAGAAGAGATGGAGATCATACTCTCGTTACGATTCGTTGATTACTTCTGCCAGATCAGAGATATTTTAGATCTTACCACAGACATAACTCATATGACACGTGGTTCTGCTGGCTCGTCATTGGTGTGTTACCTAATGGGAATAACAGACGTTGACCCATTGCAATGGGATATTCCTGTGGCACGATTTCTTAATCCTAAGAGAGATGACTTACCAGATGTTGATATTGATTACCCTCATTATCGACAAGAAGAAGTTATGAATCGTATATTCAAAAAATGGCCAGGCAAGTCAGCACGTATATCAAATTATGTGTTGTACAAAGACAAGTCAGCCAAACGAGAAGCGGCAAAACGATTAGGACATAAAGGACGACTGCCTAAGAAGTTTACCTATGAATCACTAGGCATAGACCCTAAAGAAGCAAAGCGAATAGAAAACAAACTGAAAGGCAAAAAGAAATGTATATCAAAACACTGTGGCGGCATCTTAATGTTTACAAGGCAATTACCAAAATCTTTAATATCACAAACAAATCAAATACTGTTAGACAAGAACGAAGTAGAGGATCTAGAACATCTCAAAGTAGACATATTGGCCAACAGAGGACTCAGTCAACTGTTGGACATAGACCCGATAACAAAATTATACGAGTATCCAGAGATAGACGAGGCTACTTCGTCTTTGTTGAGTCGGGGCGACGTGTTGGGAGTCACCCAAGGCGAATCACCCGCCATGAGAAGATTGTTTAGAGCCATACGACCAAAATCAATGAGAGACTGTGTATTTGCCACAGCACTGATTAGGCCAGTGGCCATGCAAGGTAGACGCAAAGCATCTTTCTTCAACGACTGGACTGCTGACAGAGTATCAGACGTTGTGGTATGTGAAGATGATGCTATCATACAGATAGCACAGTTGATTGGATGCAACTACTATGAAGCAGACATGTATCGCAGAGCATTTGCCAAGAAGAATGAAGAACGTGTGATGGAGTTTATGACCAAGTTAGGTGATCATCCACGCAAAGACGAAGTGTTTGCAACACTGCAAGAGTTAAGTGGCTTTGGGTTGTGCAAGGCTCATGCTGTAAACTTGGGTAGACTGATATGGGCATTAGCATACCAGAAAGCACACAACCAAAAAGGATTCTGGAATGCCGCACTTAAACACTGTCATGGTTCTTATAAGAAATGGGTATACAAGACAGAAGCCAAACGTGCTGGCTTGACTCCTGTTACTGTGTCTAAATCTGATCAGTTTGATGATCCTGCGTGGCAATACAAAAAGTATGGTTGGTGGTCCGCAGATAAATTCTTACCAGGTTTCTATACAAGATCATTATATCTGGATCGCATAGAGTTTGCTGGACTAGTTGCTAATGGCAGAGTGTATAAGAGCGGAAATAAAAAGTATGTGACCTTTGTAACACTAGGCGTAGACAACGGTTACTATGTAGATTGCACAATCAATAAACCATTTGCCTATTCAGACACAGACGTTATACGTGGTATAGGCAAAATAAAACATCTAAACAATTCTGATTATATCGAAGTTATTGAATGTGAAAGTTTAAAGATAGATCAGTTTTACAATTAATTGTCTTTGTTCATGTTAGCAATCAACTGCTTAATTTTTGACGATTCGATCTCCGCTTTAACTTTGCCAACATCATCACCTTGTGCTTTGTGTTCTTCTTTTGGTTCTTCTGATACTGTAGAAGTTCTTTTCAAGTTTTGATATATGCTTGGTGCTTGTTTCTTAAATGATTGGTATTCTTCATCCTCTGCCAAGTCATGTATTCTCAGTGTGTCAATGTTAAATTCTAAATCAACTTTGTGTCCAACACCAGAACTTGATCTAGTTTTCATAAACTGTATCTGATACTTGCCACGTTCTCTCATTGCTCTGCTGGTAAAGATACCAATCACGTTGTCTGCTGTTTGTATCTTAGACAGTCCGCCACTGATATGTGAATGATCAAACTCTATCTCTTCAACAGATGCTCTGTTCAACTGCGAAGCAGTAATCATCACACAGTTCAAATCTACAGCCAAGTTTCTAAGTTCTTCAGACACATACTTGTCTTTCACAAACAAGTCTGATGGAGATACACGTTTGTTGATTGGCATTAGTAAATCTAAATAATCAATCAGTATTACATCGCACTTGACATTGTGTTGTATTTCAAACTCTTTGATGTATGCCCTCACATCAATTGCTGTGCTACCCGATTGTATATATTTGATACGCAACTTGCCTGACTCTTTAGCTTTCATCTTAACTTTAAGATCAACTGTATCCAGGTCTTTGTAGATGTCTCTGGTGTTTGTATCTGTCATCATTGCATCTATTCTCATGGCAGTCAAGTTCTCACTTAACTCTAATGTTACATACACAGCATTTAACCCTTGCTCAACATAGTTGCATGCCAAGTTCTGTAAGAACAAACTCTTACCAGCACCAGAGCCGCCTGCAAATATATTCAACTCACCTCTATT